AATTATAGCAGGAATGACAGTCGTGCTTACTGTTACGGCAACTTTAGAAATCAAGGACCCGTTTACGCTTTTGAATGCAGCCAGAGCATCTTTAATTAAAAGAATTGAGTCTGTTGCGCGTGTCGCAGATGCACTCGTCGTGGGAATATAGGAAGAGGCGAAAGCGCCTAGCTCACACTGGGCTCCCCAAGCATACACACCAGATGTGCCATCACCGGCATACGAGGCCCTTGGCGTGGCATTATGGACCGCCACATTCATGGTAAGATTGTTATTTACAACGCTAAAAGTAACACTACCTCTAACCCATCCATTTCCGAGAACTTCAATACTAGAACTAACTTGAGTCGGTGCTGCTCCACTTCCCATATTAGTTATGGTTTGTGCAATAGTGCCACCAACCAGATCAAACATAACAAAAAGTCTTGTATCGGCTGTCTGATCTTGTCCAATTATGGATGCATAATTGTAACCGGCTGGTTTGAAGTAACAACTCCACGTCACTAAGCCAATTCCTGTTGAATTACACACATTGCCTATCGTATGATCAAATGCATTTGTTGTATTCGGGATCAATTTATCAGCAGTCGTCGTAGCATCGGGGGCAACAGCAGCATCCGCAGTAACGGTTATATTTTGGATAGTATTCCACTCACTAGAATTATCGAACTCTTGACTGCGTGTTTTGGTATTCGTCCGCGCATCTTCGACCTGCATCCCCAGATCGCTGATGCGAATTTCACTGGTCTTGGCCAGCGTCAATTGCTTGGCCGCATTCGTCTCGTATGCGACAGACGCGCGAGTGAGAGAGATGAACCGATTAACCTGCGGCTCTCCAGCGCGATACGGAGCTACAGGAGGAGTGAAGTCCCCAGTCCACGCGGCATAACCTTTTATCACCCGCAGCTCGTCGATCCAGCCGTTCAAGAAGTTAGACCCGCCTGTGACGTTAGAACCGATGCGCGGGCAATTATTGGAGCTGTCATTGTCGAGGCTCTCTGTCCCGGTGTACGTCGATCCTTCTTGCACGCCATTTACAAAAAGCTTCGTAGCGTTTCCGCTTCGCGCGACAGCGATGTGATACCAAGTAGCGGCTGCCAGAACAGTCGTTCCGATGATTTGCGTTCCGCTATTAAAGCGCCAATACATTTGGCCGCTGATGATGTCGATGATAGGCTTATCAGCATCTGTCAGAAAACCTCCCGCATAGCATCGACCAGAATGCGTCGCCGCATTTGGCCGCAGCCAGAAGTCAATCGTGAAGTCTCCGGAGCCGAACGCAAATTCAGTAAGAGCGTCTGTGGTCGAAAGATTGGAAGTCGTTCCTTCAAAAAAAGCCGACGCTCCACCGAACTTACTTTGTGCCGTGTCAATTTGTGCGCTCCCGTTAGCGGTCAACTGATGCTTACCAGTCGCGTCATTCATACTGGTCGACGTATCGGGGCCATTGAAGTGGCACAGCAGCGACGCGTACTTGTCGCGCGTCCAGTTCATGGCGTAGGCAACAGTTGGAACAGAGAAGCCGGTTACGAGACCGTAAGGACTGGTCGGCACATAAAAGAGGCCAGTCCACATCGCCACGCCTTTTACGATGCGTATCTCATCCATCCATCCGTTAAATGGATTAGACGAATCATTGAGATGGATTCCGACTTTGAGGTTAGCGCCGCACTGAATATCCGAACTCGCCGGAGAGTTCGTGTTCTTGAGAACGCCATCGACAAAAAGATAGAACGTTGAACCGCTTCGAGTTAAAGCAATGTGATACCACTGTCCTGTGTTGGCAATGGTATTAGACCCAGACCCAAAACTCCAAACAGTCTGAAATGCAACCTGAATTTCTTTAGTTGATGTCTGAAATGAAACTATGATGCGCGGGTCTGAGGTATTGAAGTCAAAGATGGATTGATCTGTCGCCGTGCTGTTGAGGCGAATCCATAGGTCCATCGTAAAATTACCAGTACCAAAATCAAAGTCTCCTGTGTCCGCGACGTTAAGGCCGTCACCCGTACCGTCAAACAAAACTGAAGCAGTGCCGAACTTGAACTGCGCCGTGTCGAGCTGCGCGTTGCCTATCGCTGTTGTCGAGTGCCTGCCCGTTGCATCTGTGAATGTAGTCGAGGCATCCGCACCGTCCATGTGCATTAGAAGTTGCTGCGGTATTGGCAACCAAGCCGCGAACCCCTTCACAAAACGCAACTCCTCGATCCAGCCGTTCAGACCGTTCGAACCATTAAAGTCCGCTCCAATGCGAGCCGCGCTACCGACATAGACACTGGAGTCAGATGCAGCTGCTTCCATCACTCCATTCAAGAATAACCCTGTCAGTCCACTCTGACGAACAAGCGCCACATGATACCAAGTCGCCGTCGATAACGTCGTTGTGCCGACTATAATATCTGTTCCATTGACCTTGTACGTTAGCTTTGATGAAGAGACGTAAAGCAGCGGATTGACCGAAGGCTCGGCGCTCCTGCCATCAAACAACGTTGGCGTGCCGGACAGCGAATTAAACCGAACCCATAGATCAAGAGTAAAGTCAGCAGTAGAAAGTACAAAGTCTGCCAAGTTTCCGGCAACGTCGAGATAGTCCCCGGTGCCATCGAATAGTATGGACGCAGTGCCGAACTTGAACTGCGCCGTGTCGAGCTGCGCGTTTCCGTTCGCAGTTACCTGATGCCGACCGGCGCTATCTGGGATGATGGTCGCGGCGTCAACTCCGTCGCCGTGCAGTAGAAGAGCAACTGGATACTTGTCGCCATAGGCTGCTGTCGGAACGGAGAAGCCTCCTGGCGGAAATGCCGCGCGACCCTTGATGACGCGCACCTCGTCGATCCAGCCGGTGACGCCGAAGCCTCCGAGACCATCGTCGCCAATGACCGGATAGCTGGGGACATTCGTGTAGTTGTTGCTGTCGGCGTAGGCGGCACCAACTTGTACTCCATTCAGGTACAGCCGCGTCTGGCCTGACGCTCTCGCCACGGCGATGTGATTCCACTGGCCACCATTAACGGAGACGCCACCGGATATGCGATCAGCCCCAGCTGCGTAGAAGAACAGCCCTCCGCCGATAAGATAGTAGACCTCGAAATTGGTGTTATTGAATTCACCAAAGTCGATGATCGCTGAGACCGCTCCGAGCGTCGGCCTGACCCAGCAGTCGACCGTAAAGTCACCAATGCCGAAGGCGAAGTCTTCGCTGCCGTCCAGCGACACTGAATCACCGGTTCCATCCAGCAACAACGAAGAGCTGCCGAACTTACTCTGCGCAGTGTCAAGCTGAGCATTGCCGTTAAATGTGACGGTGTGTCGAAGCGAACTGTCTGCCGTAGTCGTCGCTGCGTCCACTCCGTCAAAGTGAAGCAGCAGAATTTCATCGAAGTTATTCTGTAACTGATAATAACGATCATTATCAAAATCTAAATCTACCATCGCGTCATCCAGCCACCACCGTTCAACAGCATTGACTGCGATGCGCAGGTCAGATGGATCGCTAATCAAAGCGAACGCAGCCGGATCAATCGGCTGAGTGTAAGTCGTGTAAGTAGTAGAGACATCCAAATGCGTCCAGCGGCTTATAACTGTTGCACCTTGGCGTAGCTCAACGTCAATGTCGATGGTCCCGGAAGTGCCCTGCTTCTTTATGCGATAACGAATTGAAGCTGGAGTGCTGCCAGTCTGATCAGAAAGACGAAGAAGCGCCGTGTCGTTAGAAGGGTCAACGCCAGAAATTATATATTCTAAGTCGTAATCAGACGGAGAATCACTCGACTCATCGACCTTATCGAATAAAGATTGGTTGCCGTAAGGATCGGTCCAATCACCGTCAATCAGGTCCGCATCAGGCCGTTCGTAGACGAAGCTCAACTTTTACTCCCGTCGAAAGCGAGCTGCGTTAAGTCGCGTCCGTCGCGGCCATCAATTCCTTTTTCTCCTTTCAGTCCCGGAGGACCTTGTTTACCATCGCGACCGCGTTTCACCGAGAGCTGCCAGTCATTTCCATCTCCGGTCTCTGGACGCATCTTTGTCTTCTCAGCCGTGCAGCACCACTGCGAACCGCCAAGCGTGACGAGGTCGCCGCGCTCGTACTCGACTTCATCAGTCCAGAAACCTTTATTGATCTGGGCTTCAATTCTTATAGGGAATTCTTTCATTTTCGTTGCATCGGAATTTCCGACGATGAACACATAATCTCGGTCGGTAATTTTTTTGATATCAAGTCCGTCAAATCCAACACCGTCAATACCATCCTTTCCGGGTGCTCCATCCTTTGCAGGCGGGAGTTCTGCTACAGCTTCTTCAACCAGCTTTCGAACCTCTTCGGCAGTAATACTCCGCCCATCTTTGCCGACCACTGAGCCCACCTTGAGAGTTGTGCCGTTACTTCGCAGGAAAGAGAGAACACCATCACGGTCAATGACAGAGCCAGTAATATCAACAGGCCCAGGAAGAGCAGCGACAGCCTTAGAAACAGAAGCGTCGACCATATCACGAACATCGTCATGTGATACAGAATTGCCGTCGTGACCATCGGTCCCTCTTTCACCGTCTTTGCCGTCTTTACCATCCTTTGGCTTTGGCCATTCAGTAAATAATTTTTCAATCGTCTGTTCTGTATGCAACAGGACAGCTGGCAAAACATCATCAGCCGTTATGCTAGCCCCGTCCTTGCCGTCCATACCATCAGCGACAGGATATTTTTTGTGATGCTCTTCGACCAATTCAGCAACAACTCCTCTTACACCTTCCCAATTTATTTCCGCGTCTTTTCCGTCGACACCATCCTTGCCCGGCTCACCATCGCGACCATGCTTGACTGGGTAAGCCATAAAATATTGAGCGATGAGGCCATTCAAAACTTCGGTCATTTTGTCGTAGTTGACCACGCCATCCTTTCCGTCTGCGCCATCCTTTCCGTCCTTCGGAACAGGAAATGCTTCAATCTTATCTTGCATAAGTTTCATCACGTCGCTGATGCGCATTAGCGCTTCACCAGTCTGCACTCGTTCGTGCTCAACGATCTTGCTGATGTCGTCCATCATCGCATATTTATCTGGCGATAAATTCTTCATGACTGAATCGAAGGTGCGCTCAATAACGTCGCCTTCCTCGATGATTGGTCGAGCGGCAAGTTGCGCTTCCAAATCTTCGATCTTCATCTGTAAAGGCTGCACTGCCGACGACACAGCCTTGACAACTTGTTCCTGAACGAACTCGCTTACGGCAGTGAGAAATTGCGCCTGCTCATGCGGCTGCATCTCTTAATCCTTTCAGCAAGCTCTCTTTTCCCCACTCAGCTTTTGGAGGTGGCAGAGCCTTCTGCGGTTCGGGTTGGGTCAACTGCTCTCCCGAGTTGTCTGGCGTCTGCGGAGCTGGCTTGGGTGCCGCTGGAATTTTATTGGATGCAAATGGGTCTGGCTTCGCATCTCTTTTGGCGAGTGCCGCAATGTCATAATTCTGTTGCTGGGACAAAACGGCGTCGCCGCCTTCAACATCATCATATCCCAACTTCTCGCGTGCCTCGTTTGCCGTTAACACGCCACGAACTGAATCCATGTAAGTCTTGATTTTAGTCGGAGTGTCCATTTTCAAAAGGTCATCAAGACACAACTCGGTCTGGTAAGGAATGGATTGTTTTTCCAATCCCAAACCTTTGTCGAGACAGGCTTCGATTGCCTCAATGTGTTTCTGCAAACAGCCTGAATAATAATTCTGGTCAAGTGCCTCAATGTTATTATAATTTGGCATCTGACCAATTGAGACTTTGTGTGGTGGAACGCCAAAAGCGGTACACACCATTTCCGCCGTCATCTTCATTTGATTAACAACCTGCGCATCCTGCGCCGTCATCATTTCTATTGGCGCATAGGACAAACCGTCACCAAGGACAGCCACCTTGCCGATATTGTCGGCTGAATAGTTTTGCTGCCACTGTTCCTTCAATCTCTTCGCCGTCGTCTCGTCGATAGTACCAGGTGCTGTCAAAACACCACTCGGCTTGGCACCATTGGCAAAAAACTTTACCGAGTTGCGCTGGATGTTCATTCCCTGAACAGCTGCCAGCGCACATGCCATTATTGGCGAGACACCACAAAGCCGATGACCGCCGAGCGGCGGAAACCGGTCATGAATAATCTCAGACTCTGGAACCATAACGTTTGAGTCTTCAACACCGGCCAAAGGATCGGTGCCAATGGCATACCAAATTGACCCGTCCAAATCTGAAATCATAGGCTTGGTAAGAGCCGGATGCAGAACATGCATCTCCTCGACGAGGTTTGATTTATTACGTCCCTTCAAAATGTAAGTGTTGCCGGACGTAAGCTTGGACACCATCCAGTTCTCCATGAACTGTTGGCGCGTCTGGTAGCGGTTCGGCACGCGAAGAACAGGCGAAAAAGCCGGAACATCAATTTCCTCGTAGACATTCTCTTTAATCTTCTGGACGAGCTTGAGATTAAGTTTGCCGATATCTCCAGCAATAAGATTAACGCAGGCATAGACCGCGTAAAAAGACAATACGCTTTCCAAGCGCGTTTCCATGTTGCGCTGCCAAGCGCCGGTGAAAGGCTCTTGGACAATCGGCCAACCGTTAAGCCAATCACCGGGACCGCTGAAAGTCCAACCAACCGGAGTTGTCGTCGCTGGAACCGGAGTCTTTACACGACTGACTTCAAATCCTAGTATCTTCATTCTTCTGCTCGCATATCCCGGCGCTTGTATTTCTTATTGCGACGACGTTCGACCGCGTCATCTCCATCTTCTTCAGCAGTGTGGGAGGCAGTTGGGTATGGCAATTGTTCAGGAAGTTCTTCGGCAATTTCTTTTATGGTTTTAATTTTTCCATGAACTTCGAAAACGCGAGCGTGCTCGGAGTCACACTCAAATTTATCGCCAACCTTTCGGTCAGCGTAATCGTATGGAAAGTTCTGCAAGGCTTCGACCAAGACTTTCACTTTGTTTCTCCCGTTTGTTTAAGGAAAAGAGGACCAGTTACAGGGGCGACTCTGCACTGGTCCTCCTCCACCTTGGCCAGCTCGCGGGGGCGAGCTAACCGAAGTCAGACTTAGCGATACAAACCAGCCGAAATAAACTGAACAACGCCAGTGCGGCGCTTCAGCCAGTTGATCCAGCGCTCAGCGCGCAGACCGGTCATGTTCATCTGCCACATGGAGATGTAGGCAGTCGAAGCGCCCGGAGGTGAATCCGGAGCGCTGTCGAGTTGGATCGAAGCCTGATTGCTGGCATCGAGCACAACCTGACCATCATCAGCTAGCAAAATCTCCTTCGCGAGCGCGAAGATGATCGGATAGCCTTCTGTTGGCGAACCTGTCGTGGACGGAATGTTTTCCGAAGCCACAACTGGATAACCAAACAACGTGCCGCCTTCCGCGTTGATATTCGGGAAAGACGACTGACCGAGCGAGTTCACCATGAGCGACAACCGCAGAGCTTGCTGCTGCGTCATGATCCACACGCCACCAGACGGCGACAAGTTGAGCGTAAGCAAGTTGGCAAACAACGTTGCTACGTCCGCGCGAAGCGCCGCTTCGTTCGTTCCAGTCGGAGTCACGCCAGTCACGCCATTCGTGATCGAGGCCGGTGACACGTTGGTGACTGCGGCCACCGATGGGTCAACAAACTGACGATCAAGGAACTGCGTGATAGTGTCGACGAGGTCCTGCCGAACAACGGCTTCTGCCGACGGGTTAGAGAACCGCACCAACTCGTCCGTGAGGACGACGATGCCTGCGGCCTTTGCCCAACGCAGCTGAACCGTATCGAAGGCCATCGCGCTAACCGGCTTCGGAGCGTTTTCACCGACCCACCCGGCTGACGTCGCACTCGTCGTGCGCGGCATCTGGATGTTGAAGGGAACACGACGCAAGCCGGGGATGCGACCGATAATTGTGTTCGGGCGTAGGAATTCGATGAACTCCGACGCGAGAACGTTATACGCAATGAGCGGCGAAGCCCATGTCGCATCTGTCGTAGTGCCGACGCCAACCGCAGCCTTCTCTCGCATGATCGACGAGATGTCAAGCTCCAGCCAGTCGAGAACTTCTGGGGTGTTATCCCAGCCACCACGCTGCATTGCCGACTTACAAAAGCGTATCGACGCATCAACGCTGCCTTTGCCTGCCGTCAGTGCTTGCGCATAACGCACGAAGGATTGACCCTTCGGAACGTTCGCATTCACCTTGGCGCGAACAACGGCACTGCTGTTAGTCTGCTTCGCCTTCTCAGCAGTGATCGTCTCGGAGGTCACTTCTTTCACGCTCTCCTTGACGTACTTCTCGGTGTCGTGCAGACGAACGAGGTGCTCGTCAATTTCCTTCAGCTCCGTCACCAAGTTGTCGTGCTGTTCCTTCTGTTCGGTGTTCAGCGTCTCCATTTGATCGCCTTCACCGCTTCCTTCCGCAAGCTTCACCAGCTGCGCAGCTTTCGCGGCGCGAGTGGCCTCAAACGCAGAAATTTTTTCTGCAACAGTCTTCGGCATCTTCGATGCCTCCTTTGGGTTGGATGATGCCTTGACAGTCGTCGCGGCTTTCGCCGCATTATCGGTCGATTGACCGGTGCTCATGTCTTTGGCGTTGAGGTCTCCAGACTTACCGGAGTGGCAAATAGACTTAATCTGAGAGATGGTGGCCTCAGCGTTTGCTGGGATCGTCACTAGCGATAATTCCATCACCTCAGTTTCTTGGAAGTCAACTCCTCCGTCCTTCATGAAAGCAAACTTGATAGGACGGAAACCAATCGAGGTCGCACGAACGAGGCCAAGCTCAACACTTTCAAGAGCCTCTTCGACGCGGTCCCGTAAACTCTGACTCTTAATTTCATCAGGGTTAGGAAGAGACGCGATGAAGTCAATGCCGTCTTTTGTCGGCTTCTGTAGCTTCACCGTACCAATCGGCTTGTCCGACATGTGCTGCCAGAGAAGCGGAAGTGGATTTTTAAACTCGACACCGAGAGGGTTGATAATGTCACCAACGCGGTCTGGTGTTGGAGTTGTCGCCGTGCCGAGGATGATGCGCTTCTGCTTATCGACGGACTTGATGTTCAACACTGCGTAGGCAATCTGCTTGTTCATTATCTCCTTTGCTTCCTTCGCCCGCTAAAAGTTGCCGCCGTCTCCCTAAGCCTATCTCACAACAGGCTCACTCTCACCGCTGCGGATGAGAGCTACAGCATCGAGACGGCGGCTAGTTTCTCAAACTTGATAGTCTTTGCCGGGAGCCAATGAGTCACTGTTCTCGGTCGTCATCGGTGCGACAGGTTTACTTTCTGTCGTCGTTCGGCGCAGACCTTCATTATCGTGTTGACCGTCGACCTGTTGTAGCTTCCCGTTCGATAGAAGCGACTTAACGTCTGCACGGTTCTCGTCCAGATCGACCTCCGCTCCCGGATTGTAGTCGGTAGCGTCGATCATCACACCTTGTAGAACCCGATACTTCATTTTCATTCTCCTGTTTGTCACCCACCGAATTCGTTTACGGCTTTGTCTCTAGGTGATGGTAAACCATAGCGATGGCCAATATGCCACCCATCATTAAGATGACTAGTAATCCGTCGATGATTGTTTTCGTTATCATACGAACATCAGCTCGTATTTTGGCGCTGGGACGTTCTCCGCCGTCTCCGCGACCGAAGCAGCCATAGCCAGCGCCACCATTCCGTCGATACGTCCGTGGCTCTTGGCCTTATTCAATTTCCTGTTACCCGCAGGGTCCTTCGTGACTACGGCGCAAGCCGCGCACATCGAGAGAACCGGATGGTTGTCGTGAACGAGCTTACCATTCAAGATCAGAGATTCAAGGGTGCGGAGCGCAGGCGACATCGACTGGAAGCCTTGCCCGAATTCAAAGAAAAGCTTTTCAATCTGATCTTCCGTAAATCCAGCTCTAAGCAACCACGGTTTAAAATTCCTAAATCCCCAACGGTCAAAACCAATCTTCTTTAGTTTCATTTCCTGCGATAATTCCCAAATCTCATTCGCAACGAATTCATATTCAACAGACTTTCCTTCCGTGGTCTTCAGATAACCTTCCCTCGCCCATACGTCATAGGACGAACGATCTAGGCGGCTTCGTTCCGCGAGGCCATGCTCCGGAAGCCAGAATGTCGGCTTAACTTGATAGACATCGTTAACCTTCGAAATGAGTACAAGCGCGGTTAGATCGGTAGTGGCCGATAAATCGAGACCGCCATACACATCACCGGTAAATCTTTCCACGACTTCACCAACGCAAGAATTCCAAGTTGATCGAGATATAAAAGGATTAGACGCTTCAATCCGCTGATTAAGAACCAAATTACGATAACTTGCTTCTCGACTTGGCATGCGCTTCGCGGCTTCTGCCATCGCCAGAACTTCATCCTTGTTCTGAAAATCTCCATAAGCAGGATTAGCCTGACTAACTGCTTCTTCCGAAAAAGGATCAAGATTAATATCCGCAGAATATTTTATCAGAACAACTCGCTCATCTAACCCGCTCTCCGCATCGTCCATCAAAATAGATAACAAGTCACCATCCGTGGGAGCTTGAGTACTGATGATGATCGAGAGCGGAGCTTCTTGAGCTGCTGTCGCCGTCTCCAGAGCTTCATAGAGCTCAGATTTAGGACCTCTGACCTGGCCAAGCTCGTCATGAATAATAAATGCAGGACTTAGGCCAAAACTCGTCGCGACTTCTGCGGAGAGTGCCCGATATTTAGTCCCAAACTCCGGACAAAGAATCTGCTTCGCAGTGTCTCGGACTGTAAAATGCGCGGATAGTGAAGGAGACATCCTCACCATCTTTGCCGCTAATTCAAAAATCACACCTGCCTGATCTCTGCTCTGAGCGTCAGAATACAGCTGAGAATTAAGTCGCTTTTCCGGGCCAGCCATATGCACAAGGAGAAGGAACGCCGCCAAGGCTGATTTTGCGTTCTTGCGGCCCATAGTAAAAATCACTGTCCGCGTACCAGCCGGGTTATCATAAATCTTCCGGATAGCATCCTTCTGCCATTCCCGGAGTGCTACAGCCTTACCTACATCCTTCCCCTCCGGTATCCGACAGTGCTTCTCAATCCAGAGGATGACTTTCTCGCTCCGCATCTCCGGCTTCGACTGGCTCGGCTTTGATCTTACCTTTCGATTTTTTCCGGTCATGTGTTGACTGCTGTGTTAACCTCATCTTTGTAGCCAAATTAGCAATTAAATCTGCCTCTTCCGCTAATTGCTTGGCTATTGAACGAACATCCTCACCAGGAATGCCATTTTTAAGTGCCATACCACTCAGTCTTCGGTGCAGTACAACGTGCACACAATATATCTCTAACATAGGTAACGTCTCTGCTGGGAACCAGTCAGGTGGCAGTCGACCTACCGCTTGCCTCCATATCTCCTTCGCATCCGCATGCAACCGATCTGGAGGTTCTGGTCTATGAATTGCATGGATCGTATTTACATCTATAGCCGCTGCTGATATTCGCCCGCGCGACATAACGCTCTGTCCTCCATCAACTACCACTAAGCCCCAAAGACCATTAGAAAAGGACTTTTATCATTTTTCCGG